CACCTAATCCGTGTCCGCAATATCTATCGAAAACTCCGCGCCGACGAACCAAATCGGTTCGGTGGACTTCCGATGGGGACCTCGTGGATGCGTATGCGTTATCTCCGGTCGGACACGATTCGCACGCTTGCGACGGCAACGATGGGCGACATTCCAACTCTTTCGATTCACCCGAGAGCATTCGAGTGGAACCAGCCAATTTTGCTCAAGGGTTTGATTCGTCACGAAATGATTCACTTCGTCCTCGGTCCGGAAGCAGGTCACGGCGACCTATTCCGCTCAATAGAACAAGGGTGGGAGGAATTCGACGATTATGTTCACCAACGAGCAAAATTCGTTCGCGCTTTGGAAGTTGGAGCAAGAATAGATGGCAGACTGCATCGCTACGAATGTCCGAACTGCGACAAAGTGATTCTCAAAGGCAGGCCGCTCAAGCCCGAATCCGCGTGCGATGACTGTTGCGGAATGTTTAATAATGGAGTTTGGTCAGAATCATTTGTATTGAGAAAGGTTAAGAAGGTGGGGAACGACGATGGGATTACAGGCACAGGGAATAAGGATGGCGCAGAAGATGAGCAAGAATGAAATAAAGCAGGCAACCCGTCAGAAGATTAGAGACTTCTTCAACACGAATGGTTGCACGATTGACGAAAAGAAAGCAGGTTCGGTGGATTACGAGGCAATCGGAATCTCCGGCTCCAACCAAAGAATCGGAGCGATTTACGGTTCCCGGGGTGGCGCTTGCGCGATTTGGGTCAAGGAAGAAGTGTGGGAGTCGCTACAGGCGGACGCACGCTACATTCACTTATTCTCCAAGGAATCCGGCCGTAAGGTGACTGATGTGAAGATGTTCGCTCGTGGGTTCCAATGGGCAATCCACTTCTCGGGAACTGACGACGAGGCAATCATCCCCGTGTGCGAGGCCGCATTGAATGTGGGCTCCGGACGCTGGGAGAGAACTCAGAAGAGAAGGGCGACGGAACTTCGCAGGGCATCCGAGAGGGTTGAGCGCGAAGCCAAAATGGCCGAGAAGCGCCGTGACCCGTGGTCTTGAAAAACCGGATAAGGTGAATCAATCCGCACTTGCGCGGACATTCAAGGAAGTTCGAGTTCTCAATGAAAGTGACTTCTCAATAGAAAGGTTCATAAGGGTGGGCATACTCGCTTAGATTAATGAGTCAAAACATTGAGAGTCATGTGACGAACCTACGGGGCATCATCCAAAACTTGCCCGCTAAGAGCCAAAATTTTGCTGAGTCGTTGTGCAGGCAATTCGACAAGAAGGGGTCCTTGAGCCCGAAGCAGGTCTATTGGGTCGAGCGACTATACAACGAGAATAAGGGTCAGCCATTCTCGCAGGTGCGCATGGCGAATGAGCCAGCCGAGGTCAAAATTCTGAGAGAGCATGGCTCCCTTCTAATCAATCCGAAGAATCAGAAGTTCGCTAACGACTTGGTGAACCAATGGGACACCCGAGGATTCATTTCACGCAAACAGCAATTTTGGCTTGAGAAGTTGAGCGAGATGGCATCCGAGGCCGCGGCTTCGATGCCTGTCGAGGTCGGCTTGACCGGCTACGGTGCAGTTTGCGAACTCATCGCACGCTCCGGAGACTCCGGGCAGAAGGCATTGAAGGAACCATCAGTCACTCTTTGGGTCGAATCACCCGATGGCCACACTCACGAACTACGAGTTCGCCAGCCCGGCACTCGCAAGAAGGACAGATGCTTCAACGGCGCTGAGGAACTTGTCGTCGAAGAAGTCGAGAGGACTGTTCGCGCAGTCAGAACTCAGACCTTCCACGGACTCATCAACAAGACAGACAACTCCTACTACCACGCAAAGAACACACCAGCATGGGTCGTGGACGCGCTTGAGAACTTCAAGACCGACCCAATTACCACTCTCGCTGAGATGGGCAGGCTGGCTGGCCGATGTGCCTTTTGCCAGCGTGCGCTTGACGATGAGCGCTCGACCGCTATGGGATATGGCCCGGTATGCGCAAAGAGATATTCCCTCCCTTGGTCACTCAAGACCGCACGCCCAATCATCGAACAGGTTCACGCGGCAGTCAATCTAAAGGCGCTTGAAATCAGACCCGGACTTTGGGCAGTCATCGACCTCGACACCAACACGATAGTCCAAACATTCGACACAATGCACCTCGCCAGCGCGGCTTGCGACGAATGGTCTAAGGTGGAGCATCAGCCCGAGACTAACTGATGGCAGACCCGCTGACGATAGAACAGGCGCGTGAAATCGCACTTTATCCCGACCGGTGGTCGCAGTATTTTCGCACCATCAACGGTCAGCCATTCTCGCTTGCGCTTCGTCCATATTTGATTGAGATATACCGGCACTTCGGTCCGGGGAAGAAGAATAGCAAATCGAAAATTCTCGTTTTGAAGTGTAGTCGAAAGGTCGAGAAGACCGAGACACTATGCAATCTTCTGATGTATGGATTGTTGAACATTCCCTACTTCAACGCCGTCTATACCGCTCCGCGTCAGCCGCAGGTGACTCGCTTCGTGGAAGAGAGATTCAACGGCGCTCTCATGTCCAGCGTGAACAACGGCTGTCTGATGAAGTCGAAGGTCAAGAGTTCCGTCAGTCATCAGACATTCAATGTCGGGGCTCGCTCACTGAACCACTTCTATGCCTACTCAAATTGGGGCGACGCTCACGCCTTGCTGGGGGTCGAAGCCGATTTGTGTTGCATTGACGAATACCAAGACAGCGGCGGAGACATTCTCCCGATGTTGCTTGAGATGTTGGCCTTGAGCGAATATAAATGGGTCGTTGTCTCCGGAACTGCTCGTGAGCAGGGCTCGGAATTTTGGAAGTTATGGGAGAAGACCACGAAGGGAGAATGGGATGGAGAGAAGTGGATTCACGGAGAAGGAGATATTATCGGCTATCACATTCAACAATCCATGCACCCGGAGATTACACCCGAAGACATTGAACAGAAGCGCGAGACATACACACCTCGCAGATTTGCGAACGAAGTTCTTGGGCAATTTTTCGCTGGGCAAACAAAACCGCTCACATTTGCAGAAGCGCTGGGGACTATTGACGCCAATAGGTCAGCAACTTTGTCTCTCACAGCGCCAAAAACTTGCGTAATGGGAATTGATTGGGGGCGCGAAACTACTGTCGTCATCATGGACCCGAAGACCGGGGACATTCTGAACGCGATGAAATTAGACTCCCGGGCAGAAGATGAGGTCGCGGAAGTGAAGCGGTTGATTCTGAAATATAACGCGGTGCAGGTAGTGTGCGACATTGGCTACGGGGCGCGACAAGTTCGAGAACTACAGGAGGAATTCGGAGAGCGCGTGAAGTCGTGCTACTATTCATCTCGGCCACTCACGCCATACGAATATAAGCGGCGAGACAACAATCGAAATCTCATTTACATGGTTGTCGTGGACCGGACTTCGTATGTCGAGCAAGCAATTGAGGCAATCAAGAATCAAGAACATTCTCTCCCTTGGGCTGACCAATCGCTTGAGTGGGTCTTGAACGAATGGACCTCACTCAACTCATCGGCAGAAATGGATGAGTCGTCAAACAAACCGATTCGGGGCCAGCGCTTGACGAAGTATGGACGGGATGATGACGACCACGCATTTCACGCGCTTGTCTATGCGCGTATAGCGGCTGACTTTGCTGACGAGGGTGAAGGCTTCGAAATCCGGACATTCGGCGGTTAGCAAATAAACCCCCGTTCACAGCGGTTCAAACATGGCGAAGTCGTCTTCTTCAACATCGTTCACAGATTACCTAATGTCCTTCGTGGCCGTCCCTCTTACGATTGCATGGCTTACCTTCGCGTGCTATGTGATATACAAGGGACTCAATGACGATACCGGGCAGATTCAAGACAACCTCGATTTCTATGTGGCACTAATCGCCATCATCGGAGGACCAGCGCTTCTCTTCATCAGTTCAATTTTGGAAATGTGGAAGTCAGAACAAACTACACAAATGGGAGTTTTGCCACTCCGGCTTGAATTAGAAATCGAGCAACAAAGGGCAGAAAACGCTTCACGCATATTGAAGGCTGAGTCACACCAAAAGCACCAGCAGATGATAGAAGAGAGGGAACAGGCACACCAGCATTCGAAGAAGCCTAAGACACCCAAAGCGTGATAAACAGGAATTGTGAGGGAAGGACATGGAAATTTACGGAGTTCAATTGGAACTATGGGTCGCTTTGCTTGGTGCAGTCTTGGCACTAACCGTTTGGGGACTGAAAAGATACAAATTGGTCATGGCCGACGGGAAGGTCAGCCTTGACGAAGTAATCGACACTCTAACAGGTGTGGAAGCACAGGTGGATGAGGTGGTCGAGAAGGCAGAAGCAGTTCACGCCGCCATGAAGAAGGCCGAACTCGTTGCTCTATGCAAGGAGGCTGGACTTCCTACATCGGGAACAAAGGCAGAACTTGTCGCACGACTCGCTGAGGCCGCTGAGGCTGAGGCGGGTGAAGAAGAGTGACCGCCGAGTTAGAGGCAGAAGTAGCCGCTCTCAAGATTGAGATTAACACGCTGGCGACTAACCACATCGCCCATGTTCAAGAGGACATTCATTCAATCAAATTAGACATAGCCGTGATGAACGAACGAGTGAAGGCGCTGGAAGTTTTCAACAACGACATTAAGGATTTCATCAAAGGTCATACGCAGAAGATTACTTCGTATCTCGTGGCAATCGTCGCCGCTGGACTCGGCATCTCAACTCAGATGTAGTTCGGAAGGGTGAAGAACCAACCCGCATCTCAATGAAATGATGGCGGAGCGTCAGCGGGGATTTTGGGACCGGTTCAGTCGAAGAAGGGCTGACCCGGCAGATGTTCAGAAACTCAATCAAGTTTTGAATACGGGTCCGTTGGATTGGGACGGGAAGGACCTCGCATCTCTCTCCAAAATTCAAGCATCGACAAATCGAGTATCGACACGAGGCGGTGCAATCACGCCTGTTGATTACGGCCTATTGAGAACAATAGCCAACAAGTCTGAGGTCGTAAATGCGATTCTTCGCAGGGCTGTCGATGATACACTTTCGAACGGTTATCGGTTCAGACTTGCAGAAGGCAAGGACACCGGGGACGCAACTCAGTTAGAACGGGCTCGGGAATTTTTCAAGAGGCCAAACCCGGACGACATGGGGGATGAGTGGCTTGAGACTATGCTCTTCGACCTCATCCTATTCGGTGACGCATATTTGGAACTTGATGGAAGCGAGGATAATGCCGGTGGAGACAGGGATGAAGATTGGAACTTCGGTGGGAAGTTGGTCAGCATTTGGCCAATCGAAGCAGACACGATGAAAATTATTCCAGCAAAGCAACTACCCGCACCGCCCGAGATGGCGTATATCCAATCCATCAATAAGAAGACACGCCGGTTCTCCCGCGACAAGGTTCTCCATATTGCGAAGTTCAAACAGGGAAGAGGCTACGGCTCATCTCCGCTCATTCCTCTCCTTGAGGTAATCACAGGCCAACTCAACCTATCCAACTACCTCAACGCGCTTTACACAGGCACGCTCCCGAAGACGATTCTGAATGTTGGAGATATTTCCAATGCTGAGATGAAGGCCATGCTCGGGCTCATCGAACAACAACTTGCTGGCGGTCAATCGCCATTCGGCTTGATTGCAATTAACGGTGGTTCCGGATTCAATATGCACAGGCTCATTGATTCAACGAGGGAAGGAGCCCAATTGGATTTGCTCTATTACTATCGAGAGGAAATTTGCGCGGTGTTCGGTATTCCTCCGATGAAACTTGGATGGGTGCAGACAGGAAAACTTGCCAACCCGGAACAGCAGTTGGACTCGTGGTATGATGTGGTCGAATCCTACCATCACAGGGTATCGACTGTAATCAATAACAACATTTTGCCCTTGTTGGATATATCAGATTGGGAATTCGAGTTCATCAGCATACGACCTAAGCAAGACGCCGCCCGCGCTGAGACTTTCAATAACAACTCCAATGCGATTTCGACTCTTCGTCAAGAGGCGACTATCAGCATCAACGAGGCCCGGTCGATTCTCGGGCTTGAGCGAATAGAATCAACCGAAGCAGATGACCCATTCTTCATCTCGCCCGCACTCCAAATCAACCAACCCGATGCTTTCGACGACGAACCATCAGCCGATGACGAACCCGAGGAAGATGGCGACGAAAACTTGGAGCCAGCGGAACCGGAATTGGGTTTGCTCAACCTATTCCCCCCAATAGGCATCCCCGAAGATGCGGGCAAGGGAGCGGGGGAATCGCCGTGGTTCGAGGAAGTGGAAGTGGAACTTTCAGATGAGGACCGACTCATCGTGATGAATAAGCGCACGACTGACGCTGACGAATTTCTGGAAATAGAAGAGGCTCGTGGCAACCAAATGATAGAGATGTTCAGCGAATCCCAACAAGCGTTTTCTGACCAACTGATGAAGGCATTCGACGGAAGGTTCCGCAATAGCGAAATCATCGCTTCAAAGGACCTCAGTGCCAGCGACTTGTCGTGGGCTGTGGATATGATGGATTCAAACTTGGAGACTCTAATGGATTCGAACTTGGCCATCGCCGGGGTCGAGACTATGGGAGCCTATCAGCAAACCCTTGGTGTGATGAACGCTGGCACAGCGACGACGATAGCATTCGGAGCCGCTGACGCCGCCGTCCTATCCTATTGGCAACGCCGATGGGTCCTACCCGCGCTACGCAACACACTCAACGGCTATCGTTCGAGAATCATTGGAGTCTTCTCCACTATGGCTACAACAGGCCGCTCATGGAAGTGGGCATCAGCCGAGATGCGCAGACTCATTGACCCATCCGGCGACAAATATCCGAAGGGCTACTACGACCGCATCGCACGGACTGAGATTCGTAGGTGCGTCGAGACAGCACACATCTCCGGGTTATCGAAGACCGGAATCAAATATACTCAGCGCCTTGTTGAGATTGATACTCAGACCGATAAGGACCTTTGTCTCCCATTCGGTGACGCGAAATATCGAGTGAAGGACGCGGCTGGTGTTCTCCCGGCTCACCCCAATTGCCGTTGCACGATGGTCGGCTTCATCCCCGATGCTGACTTCGATGTGATTCAGAACCCACTCAAGCCCGAAGTTCCTCAACCAACCAAGGGTGACGCCTAATGGTCGCGCCCGCCGTTGGTGGATTACTGAAATTGTTCGTCAAGAGCGGGGGGAAGAACCCCGGAACAATGGCCAAGTCTCTCAAGAAGAAGGGAGTGAAGATTAAGAAAAAAATGCGCAAGCCGCTTCTCATCCTCGCTGTTCAGATTCTCCAAAAGGCATCAGCCAACTGCCCGGTTCAGACGGGCGCACTACGCGCAAGCGGCAGAATTCAAGTCGCTGGTAGCATCACTATGGACAGGGGAGTCAATTCCTATGCCATCGTGTTCGGCGGTGGTGGGACCGGAGTCAATTATGCGAGAGCAGTCGAATATGGGTCGAAGGCATATCTCCGTCCAGCAGTTGCGTCGGTCAAGAATTCCCCGGGCTCAAAGGGTGCGTTCATTAAGGTGATGAACGACACATGGAAAGGATGAGGCGGAAGAAGATACCGTGCAAACTTTGTTCGGTCAAGTTTTCGCCACCGAAGGGAATCTCCGTAGTTTGCTGTGATGGATGCAGACAGGAGATGTTCGATGAGGCACGCAAAGCGAATAAACTGCGGCGCAGAAGGAAGAAGTAATGCCGAGGAACTTCCGTCGCTGTAATGTGAATCGTTTTTCGATGACGGTTCCGAACATAGCCGCTATCAACACAGGCGTCACTGTCTCCCCGATTGACTACATGAACAATTACAAAGATTACCTCACCGGTGCAACGCTGAACTCTCGGACTGCCGGTGGTTCCGGCAAGGAAGTCAATTCTATGGCTCCGGCTTGGATGGGTCCTATGCCCGGTTGGGGAATGAACACTACGGGATATTCCTACACGCGCATAGGCGTGGTATTCGACCGGCCGGACCGAACACCAATTCTCACGGTTGCCGGAACTGAACTCGCGCTCCCTTCAAACTTGAACTTCTCAGTTGTTGGAGGAACCGGAACTTTGCAGTTCGTTGTGAACGCAAAAGCCACTCGCCTATTGAGGCCAATATACACGAAACTTGCTTGAGCCCGGCAAGGGATTTTGCTAACTTCGAATCTATTGATATGATGGGATATTGATAGACCGAAACCTTTATAGGGGGAAGCCTACTCGCTTAGATTAGAGAGAACTGAGTTCCCTCCGCCCGAAAAACGGCTCGCCTCAAGAAGACCAGCAGTCCCCATAAGAACCACGCCACCCGGCGACCTTGAGAGCGAATTGCGGGCTCGTGAAAAAGAACCGGGTATGGAGTTGTTCAGTCAATCCATCAGACCCCTACGAGGGAGTCGCCACGGGATTGATTGGAGAGTCCGCCCGGAACTTTTGCACCCTTGGAAGAAGGATGCCTCGTGTGAAGAGTCGAAAACCGCTTTGCGGGAGAAGGATGCACAGATGAGGAAGAGTGGAAAGCCAAGGAATACTCAGTTCCGATTAACTCAATAACCAGCGCCAGCAAGGTTCTCACTCATGGAGATAGTGAACGCTATTGCAATCAAGGACCAAGACAAGTTCGACAGTCTCGATTTGCCTAACCAAGATGTTCAGATTGAATACCGAATCACGACGCCATTCGTTGTCGAGACAAAGGCCGAGAAGGGACCGGATGACGATGTGGTCATTCGCGGTCCTGTCTATGTGGGCGACGAGGATATGCTCGACCGCCACGGGGAACTTGTCGATTACGAGGCCATGATGGCGGCTTGGGATAAATACTCAAAGAACCCGGTCATCCTATACAACCATTCGAAAACATACGGCGTCATCGGGAAGATGACCGGCGTAGCGATGGACGAGTTCGGTGACTTCGGAACAGTTCCGGTCGGGACTGCTGAGATAGACGCAGGCGAGAAGGACATTACGAGGAAGATTCGCAAAGGTATGCTCAAGGCGTTTTCCATCGGCTTCATCGCCAAGGCCGCGGTCAAGGTTTGTGAAGACAAGGAAGAGGAATGCTACATTCGATTCACCGAGATAGATTGGGTCGAGACTTCGGTCGTCGATGTTCCAGCATCTCCGGGTGCGCTGTTCAATGTCGAGAAAACCGTCACACTCGCGGGCGCGAAGAATGCTGTTGTCGCTGAAACTTGCGACTGCGGTGGTTCTTGCTGTTCCTCCAAGGAGGCTATTGACGCCAATACTCCATCCATCAGCGTGAATGGAATTCCAGAAAAACTTGAATCGAAAGAACAAGTCGGAACCGACATTTTCACAACGGCCGAAGAAGCAGAAGCAAGGGCCATCGAATTGGGATGCGAAGGTTATCACACAATGGAGAATGAGGCCGGTGAAACCCTGTTTATGCCATGCGCGAGCATGGAGGACTACGAATCCAGCACGGGCGACACACCCGAGTCAGAAGAGTCAGAAACCAATTCGGTTAAGAACCCCCTAATCGAGTTGGATGGATTGTCGGAGGCAAATAACATGGCAGACGAGACAATCACTGAAACAATCGAAGAGACTGTTGAGGAACCAATCGCCACAGAAATGGCAGTTGAGGTTCCGGAGACAAAGAGTCCCAGCGCAGGCACTACACAGGATATGGAGAAGTTGGCCGCTATGGAAGCAGAAGCCCCAGCAGAAGTTGTTGAGGAAGTTGTTGAGGAAGTTGCACCCGCAAAGGGCAAGAAGGGCAAGAAGTCCGTCGAGCCCGAAGACGAAGCAGAAGAGGCAGTCGAAGAGACTGAGGAAGTTGCTGAGGAAGAGGCAGTCGAGGAAGAGGCAGTCGAAGAGAAGTCCACACCATCCGGAGTGGACATACTCATGGAAGTTGTCTCAGTCCTAAAGGACCTCGACAGCAGGGTTGCAGGCTTTGAGTCCGCAATCGCAGATAACGATTCACTACGAAGCGAGATAGAGGAACTATCCGCTACTATCACCGAGCGCGACGAGGAAATCGCTTCGCTCACCGAGAAGGCAGTTGAGGCTGAGGCTGAGGCTGAGATGGAAGCAGAAGTCAGTAAGAGAGTTGCTGAGAGGCTTGCTTCCGTAGGCGTGGAGGCAGAAGACCTACCCGCACCTTCCCGTAAGTCCGATACTTCGGACGCTAACCCCCTGCCGGTCGGTAAGTCCGGCGTCACACGATTCGACCCCCAACCACACATCAGCCCCGGAATGAACGGGCTGGCAAAGTGGCTTGAGGCTAACTTAGCCTCAAAGGGGTCTAACTGAAAAAAAGGTGAAAAAAATGACTGATGAAACAATTGAGTTCAATGATGTAGTCGAGAGAGTGAAAGCGGCACTCGCAGGTGCGGCTTCTTCCACCGGCGCAACAATGCTCCCAACAGAAACCGCTGACGAAATAATTGAGATTGTATATGAGAGGAACTTCATGCGTTCCCTATTCCCGGCCATGCCAATGAGCCGAAGAATCGTAAAGGTCCCCAAACTAACAGGGTCCATCTCCTTCCACCAGCAGACCCTCGCTATGACCGAGGCCGGAACCGCATCTGACGAGTCCCGGCAGGCCACCAGCGAGATGACGCTTGAGTTGAAGACAATGATTGCGAATGTCCCAATCGGGAACTACCTCATCGCCTACGGCGTCGAGGGACTTCTGACTGTGCTTCGTGACGATATTGCCTCAAGACTCGCCTACAACGAGGAATCGCTTTTCCTCAACGGCGACACTGAGACAGGCTCTTCATACGCCGACAACATCAACGGTGCATACCACGCATCAACGAATGTGACCGGTGTGGACGCGAACGACAACGACTACCTACTGCTCTTCGACGGACTAAGGAAGTCCGCATCGGCCGCAGTATCGGTGTCCGGTGCTTTCGCTCTATCTCACCTAAGAGAAGGAATCAACAAACTCGGTGTCCACGCAGACAACCGTGCTGACCTTGCTCTTATCGTTCCAAGGAACTTGGAGGTTCAACTACTCGGTATGACTGAGTTGCAGACCGTGGACAAGTATGGTGCTGGCGCAACAATCCTCAACGGAGAGTTGGGACGCATTTACGGAATCCGTGTCTTCGCAACCGGCGCTATCGCTACGAACCTAAATTGGACCGGCGACTACAAGACAGGCGGCTCAACCGTTCAGAACAAGACGGTCGCCCTTCTCTTGAATGTCCGCTCTCCACTAATCGGGAATCCAACCGTTGCTGACCGAAGATTCAGCATAGGCTTCCACGATGAGCCACAGAAGGACAGGTTCCTATTAGTTCCAAAGCAAGATGTTGCCTTCGGAGTTCGCTACGCTGACGCGGTATGCAAACTACACGGCATCAACACGATTTGAGACTGTTGAAGCGCCTTGACGGGTAATCCCGACTGCTCTTAGCGGAGCGGTTCGGTGATAAACCGGTAAGGAGTGAGTGAAGACTATGCCTTCCAGCGGCTACTCAATGGGACCCCTCATCATAGGGGATAGTGCAGGCACAGCGATAGATTATTGCACGCTTGCCGATGTTGAGTTATACGCCGGGGTGGACTTCTCCGACGGTATGGGACCCACTGATTCTCAGATAGCCACGATGATTTCGAACTACAGTCGAATGATTGACGCCTATCTCGGTGTTCAGCAGGCTTCGACTGTATCAGTCGAGGAATGGTTCGATACGAAATACTTCGGAGAACACATCGTTCTCGGCCTACGACCGGTCCAATCCATAACCAGCATTCTTGAGGTCAAGGGCGACGGGACTACAATCGCACTCGTTCAAGGGAGGAACCGGAATGACGAGGATTATTGGCTCCAAAACTCCGACGCTGGCATCGTTCGATTCGGTGCTGAGTGGGGAGAGACATTGAACAACCGACTCAAAGTCACCTATGTCGCTGGCAATACTACAGTTCCACCGATGGTCAAGCAGGCAGTCATTCTCATGTGCGTCCGTGCGTCAAGCCGGTCAGCACTCAACGACGAAAATTGTCTCGACCGAATCGCCGCCATGTGGGAGCGGTTGGAAATCGGTGCGCAGAAAGAACTTGATTGGGTCATGTCTGAATTGAAGCCGCAGAAACTTGTTGGAGTCGCAACATTCGGATTGAACGGGGCATATTGAGGTCAATAGGATGGCAATAACCGATACCGGAGTCCCAACAAATTCTCCACATCATGTAATCAAGCAACTGATTCAGAATAATTTGGTCGCGCCACCCGCTTCGGGATGGACGCCGGTTGTGAACAACGATTGGTTCCAATACAAAAAAGCGAAGACATACCAAATCGCAATCGCCCCACTTTATTCTGAGACAGAAGCAATCGTCCTCACAGGTGGACTGAGTTCCGCTCGTCCATCTATCTCAACAGGCTACTATCATATCGCCTTGATGCACCCCGACCGAGAATCGGCTCATGCGCTGTTCAAGAATCTCATGGCTTTGCTTAATAAGGAAAACCTCACATCTCCGCAAAACAATGGCCAATATACCGGGGTAGGAGGGTCAGATTACCATTTCCTTAGAGTGGTCAAGTCGAACGAAGGCCAAATGATTGTGTTAGAGGCTCCCGACTGCGGACCCGGAGGTTCGGGCGACGACAAATGTGTAGGCTATCAGTATTCAGTGACGGTTATGATTCGCTGGAATGAATGATGACCAAGACGGTTAAAAGCCGCAAGCGCAACCCGATACTCAATGGCTCTCGCAGATTTGAAGAAGCACGAACTCGTTGCCGTGTGCATGGAGTGGGGTTTAGACGCCACCGGGACCAAGGCCGAGATGATTGCACTTCTCGAAGCAGATGACCGAGAGGTCGAGGACGACTACCGACCAGCCGAGGTTCATGTTGAGTTGGAACTTGCTAACGAAATAATTCCCGACCCGGACATGAGCGGGTTCGATATGGAGATGGAAGGAGATGATGCGTTCATCAATGCGCTTCACCTTCATGTTCACAAAAGGGACCCAACGATGGGT